ATGATCCGTTTTATCCGAATGCTCGCGCTCATCGCCGCCCATCCGTGGCTATGGCGCAGGACCGACTCCTGGTCTAACGAGGACGCCACCGCCCTCGCGGCCTTCCTGGCCACTCGCACGGGTTTGAAGTTCGCGATCCTGCTGCGCAATGCCTCGGTCGAGGCCAATGCAAACGCGGTCGCAAACAGCTCGGCGCACCTCAACGGCACGGCTGCCGGAGTGATGGCCGCCATCCGCTACATCGAATCACTTTCACGCCCGGTCCCGGCGCAAGGGGACCACAACGGGGAGGCCGGAGAACAGGCCGCCGACATCCTCGATCATCTCAGGCCTTGATTCAATCGTATGGGAAACGACACCACCACCACACAGGACACCACGCCGGACTTTACCGATGCCGACCTGAGCCAAATGGCCGCGAGCCTGGATGCGCAGGGCGGAATGGAATCAACGACTTCGCAGTGCAGAAGGATCTGCCGATGAACGCGGGCGCCACGGGCGTGCGATTCTTCCGGCGGGTGCAGGCGAGCGATGCGAATGTGCAGACGCTTACCGAGGGCACGCCGATCAGCACCTTCACCGATCTCTCGTACACGGCGATCGACGTGGATCTCACGCAGATCGGCGAGGCGGCGAAGTTCACCGACATCCTGAGCTGGACGGGCCTGCTCGACGCGCTGAAGGACGGCATCGCCCTCATGGGCGAGGACTGCGCGCTGAAGGCGGACTCGGTCACGCGCAACGAGGTGGTGACGAATACGACCGCCGCGGGGCAGAAGCGCTATGCACAGGGCGCGGCGAACTGGGCGGCCCTGGCCGCCGCATCCACGGCGAATGCCGTGATCGTGCGCACCGACTGGCTCGACGCCGTCACGCGGCTGAAGGTGAATCGCGCCCCGACCTTCGGCGGCTATTACGCGGCGGTGCTGCCGCCGCAGGTGTCGCGCGATGTGATGGAGGATGGCGACTGGATCGAGGCGAGCAAGTACGGCAACCCGAGCCAGCTCTTCAAGGGCGAGCTCGGCCGCATGGATGGCATCCGCTTCGTCGAGGCGACAAACCCATTCATCGAGAATGGCTCCGGCGGTGCGGAGGGCACGTATGCCGCATCGGGCAATATCTTCACCACCGTGATCACCGGCCAGGGCGGCTACGGAGTGACGAAGCTGAGCGGCTCTTCGCCGTTCAAGCCGCAGGTCATCATTTGCAACAAGGCCGACAAGAGCGATCCGCTCAACCAGCTCATCACGGCGGGCTGGAAGGCGTACTACGCCGCCAAGCTGCTGAACACGAATTGGGTCTGCACGCTCCGCAGCAAGAGCGGGTTTGCAGGCTAGCTGAGGGACGGCTGTCCCTGATTCGACGCGGAGAGGCGGAGACACGGGGACAGCCTAGCCGGCCCGGGAGGCCGGGAAGATTCGAGAGTTGGAACCAAGATTTTAGAAATTCGATATGAAGCAACAGATGAAAGACCTGGTCCTTGCGGCCTCCGTTCCGAACGGAGATACGGCCGCGGGCCCGAAGGCACCGATGTACGACAGGATGAACACGCTTTGCGTTCCAGTCGAGGCGCTCGGCATGGATAGCGAGGATGGGAGCGGCTCCACTCCGCCGGAGGTCGGCGACGAGGTCGAGCTGACGGCAATGGGTCTGGTGAACCGGATCGAGAACGGCCAGGCCTATATCGTGGTCGCGACGGTGAACGACGCACCGGTCATCAAGAACCAGTCGGAGAATGCCGACGACGAAGACCAGGAATCGGATACCGATCTCGCCGACCTCGCGAAGCAGGCCGATCAGGAGAACGGGCTGCTTTAAGGAGCGGCTGATTCATCCACAGATTTCGCAGATTTGCGCAGAGGAGGAAGGAACCACGGATAGCACGGATGGGCACGGATAGGGGAAGCGCAGGGAGCTGGGCTGGATGCAGGGCTCCGCGCGGAGCGCGGTCCTTATCGGGGTAGGATCCCGCAGCCGCGGGAATGAAAGTGCCGACTATTTTCCAGACAAAGGAACGGAACCACGGATGGCACGGATGAATCGGATAAATGCGGAGTAGGGAGTTGTATTCCCATCCGTGGAATCCGTGTGATCCGTGGTCGAGTTTCCTTGGCAATCCAATCTGCGGCAATCGGCGCAATCTGTGGATCAAACGAAATTCAAAACCAAAAACATATGAGCAAACAGAAGATTAGACTCGCTGAAAAGCGGCTCAAGAAAGCGACGATCGCCGATCCCGGCGATATCACCACGGCGGACGCGACGGACCTGGCCAGTGCCGAGGCTCTCGCCAATGCCACGAAGGCAAAGGTCAACGCTCTGCTCGACGCCATGCGCGCAGAGGGACTTATTGGGTAATTCGACACGGCGACACGGCGACGCGGGGACATTCCAGCCACGCTGGGAGCGCGGGACTCAGGGAATTCGAACCTCGGATGAATCGGATAAATGCGGAGCAGGGAGCTGTATTCCCATCCGTGGAATCCGTGTGATCCGTGGTCAAGCTCCCTTGGAAACTCAATCTGCGCCAATCGGTGAAATCTGTGGACCAGATCAAAAAAATGCCTTCATACGAATACCAACTCATGAACGAAGCGACTGGGGAGATCCTGGCGACTTACATCGCCAATCTCCCGGTGGAGCAGCGCGAGCGGGTCGTCATCCGCCGGGTAAAGATTCCGCGCACTATCGCCATCGGAGGTTCGGTGGCGGCTCCTTCGCAAGCGAGCGAGGTGCTCGCCGGCTATCACCGGCAGGAGCGGAAGCTCGGCTCGAGGTTCAAAAGTGAGTTCACGGCGAACCAGATCAAACGCGCCTGGCGTGACTGAAAATTAAAGAACCGCGATCACGCGAATACCCACGAATAAGTGGAAGCTCTCAGCATTTAGGTGGAGCGGGTTGTCCCAACACGCTTTCGACAGGAATCACCCTGCGAAGCGGGCTAGAGCAGGGACAAAACGCATTGGGGATCCCGCAGCCGCGGGACGTTCCATCAGAGAGCTGCCGCTCCAGGAAACCATCCCGCGGTCGCGGGACCACTAGGCTTAAAACTTAATTATCGCCCGCGCATCCCACGCTTTGGCGCTGCGCGCCAATCTTAAAACTTAATTCTTAAAACTTCTATGGCAGGACTATCAGGCGGGTCGGCTAACGACTCGGTGCAAACGGCTGCGACAGGCAGCAACTTCACGGCACTCAACACTCGCGTCTGCCGGCGCGTGCACATCTTCAACGACACCGGCGCGGATCTCGAAGTGCAGCAGGATGCCGCAGGTGTCGCAGTGCCGGTATATGCCGGCACGTACTTCACGTTCAACGGCATCGAAAATTCCAACCAACTCGCCGTGCGTCGCAAGGACCAGGCGAACACACAAGTCACCGTCAAATACCGCTGGGAGTATCGCTAATATGAAGCCACGCACATACACATACATTCTCGCTCTCGTTGCCGCTTTCGTCTGGCTGCTCATCGGAGTCATCGCTTTTGCCCAGACATCCGGAGGCAGCCTGTATCCGGGGGCTCAGACCATCACCAGCCGCGGCCTCATGTCACTCACGCCGCCCTCGGCCCAGAGCATTCTGCGCATCAATGCGGATGGCACGAACTCCTATCTCGACTCGGCCGGACTGGCGAACTGGCTCGGCGTCACGACGGATGGGGCGTTGAATGCCTTTGCAGCCGATCCGACGAGCAATAGCAATTTCTCGACGAGCCAATGGAAGCTGAGGATGAGTCTCGACCTAGTGCCGAATTTTCCGGCGGCGAGTCAGGCGCAGGCGAATGCGGGCGCGTCGAGTACGTTATTAAGCTCGGACACCGGACGGGAAGCGATGTCTCTTCCTTATAGCTATAAGCTCAATGCGGTGGGCGCCACATATAAGGCCGAAGACTTGACGTGGACGGCAGGTCGTACGGTTACGTGGTTCGGATTTCTTGATGATGCATTAATTACTCAGGATTATGAATGGCAAAATGCTTATGCTGGAAACTCCACTACGCCGCTGAATCTGGACAATATCAGTGATGTCGAAACCACGTCCGGAAGTGTAGCAATATCCAGTGAAGGCACGGCCGGAACGGTATCAATAACGACATCAAACGCCGGATATTGGGATTTCACAATTGGCCCCTCGCACTTCAAAATGCCATTTTTCGGAATTGAAGCAGGTTTGTTGTCGCTTCCGACCAAGGGTACGACGGCCAATGTATTTGACTTGGGAGTTGAGGTCGTGCCTAAAAACACATCTCTCCAGTATCTATGCGTGCGATTCAACAAATTGAACAACGGGATTGGTATTTTTAAGCGCAATGGGGGCAGCGAAACTCAAACGGCTGGGGCGTCGATCGGAAGTGTACCCTATGCTATAGGATTTTCGGTTTCGGATAAGGTTGTGACCGCATGGGTGCAACTGACATCAACTTCAAACTGGCAATATGTTTGCCATACGGAGATTGACCCTGTGGTAGATGGCATTAACCTGCGATCCGCGACGACGCTCGCAACGCTTAAACCATTTATAGGAGGTTATTTCGACGGTGTGGGCGGGACTGATGCGGTGAAACTTGGTCGTGTCAGAACTGGTTATTTACATGGTATTGGCATTGCAAATATGGAGATATGCCATAATACGGATGGAACTCCGTGGTTCGATGGATCGGAGGTTTATTTAATGGCTAATCGGACCTATCCAACTGGTGCACAAGGAATTTCAGATTCGCAGGGATGTCTGATGGCATACAATATTTATAACGGTGGACTTCGGACCATTTCGACCTTTGCGTACAACCGATCCGGATCGATTAATGGAGATAATTCTGGCCGTCTCGTTTATGACTCGAAGGATAAGCAGTTTATTCTGTTGGAGGGTAACTGGAGTGATTATGGATGGACTCCCGCGGTACCTATTATTACGTATTGTTATACGTTCGACTCGCTGCCGCAAGGTCCGGTGGTTGCCAGCGGGGGCGTCGCGCTGAATCTTCCGACGACGCACAGCTATTACGATCCGGATATTCGCCGAAACGGCTCCGGGAGTTACGAAGTATCTGTAACGGAAACAGATGCCGCAACGTCGTGGTCGAGTACCGAACCAATGATCGCGCAGTGCTCGACTCTCACTGGAACTTATACCCTAATCGGAAGACCTACAGGGCTTACGGGCAGCCACGAGGGTTGCACGTATGTATGGGTGGGAGGTACATGCCGCTTGATCGTCTCTGGATATTATGGCGGCCTCAATGACTATGCTGTCATCAATCCAGATACCGCTTCAGTTGTTGCGGCTTCAAAGGCGTTTGGCTGGACTCAATACGGTGTAATTACACACATGGGTTTCGTGCCGGTCTCGAATGCAAATGGAATACCCGGTACTAGCTATCTTTCGATTGAGCATAACACATCCCGCTGGAGCGGGCAGTGGGATTACGGCGGCACATGGAGTCATGGACAACTCCGCACTGCGTGGGCGACTCAGGTCAATGCCGGACATGAGTTTGAGCTTCGGAGGTTGCCTTGGAAATGAGCCTATCACCTCCATCTTAACACAGGAAACGCAACCTGCCTTATGAGCGAAGACGAACGCAACTCAATATTGGACGATCTGCGGATCGTGAAACGGTTCCTGGGATGGCTGCTGGCGGGGGTGGGGGCGCTGGCCCTCACGATGGTGACTGTGGCGATCTCGGATCACTTCCTCCTGCGGAATGTCTCGGATGACGTCTCTGCAATGAAGCCCAGGGTGGAAAAGCTCTGGTGGAACTCGGCGCTGAGCAAGTCGGAATAGGAGCCGCACCAGACTTACAAAGTTACAAACGTACAAACTGAAAACTCCAAAAATATGTCAGGAATTGACCCAATTACGGCGATCGCAAACGCATCCGACTCGCTGCTCGGAATCGTGAATAAATTCATCCCAGACAAGACGGCGGCCGCGACGGCGGCGTCGCAGATCCAGCAGGAACTCATCGCGCAGATCGGAGCGTCGGACACGGCGCAGGCGGCGACGAATACGGCGGAGGCCGGCAATCGCACGCTTTTCGTGAGCGGCTGGCGACCGGCTGTCGGCTGGGTGTGCGTGGCGTCGTTTGCCTGGATTTATCTGGGGCAGCCGGTGTTCTCATGCTTCTGGACGGCACTCACGCATCAGCCTGCGCCCGCGCCGGCGATCGACACGAGCGAGCTGATGTTCCTGCTCTCGGGGCTGCTGGGGCTGGGGGGATTGCGCACTTTTGAGAAGGTGCGCGGCGTCGCCGCTGTATGAGCGTCTGGAAATGGTTTCTCGCGGCCTTGTTTGGCGGCGTGGGTGCGGCTGTAGCTGCTGCGCCAAAAGTCGGCGCCCAAGGGACTGCGCGCCCTACCTTGCTAAAGGGGGACGGCACGTGGGGATGGGGGGCGGAGATCGATGGGGAGGACATCGTGATAGCCAATGCGACGGCTTCGTGGTTCGGCGGGGCGAATGATCCTCAGGACAATGGGGAAACGGCGTCCGGCATATCGACGAAGGGAAATCCGGACCTGGTCGGCTTCGCGCTGCCGATGGACGGTTTTCCAACCGTGGCCAGCACGAAGGGCTCGCCGATCCCGAGGCTGCCGTGGAAGACGCCGGTGACGGTCTCGCTAGGGGCCATTTCGGTGACGGGTCCGCTGATCGATCTGGGGCCGGCAAAGAGCGCCGGGCATCAGGTGGATCTCACGCAGGCGGCATTCAAGAAATTCGCGCCGCTCTCGCAGGGGCTGGTGCACGGCGTGACGGTGAGGATTCGAGGGGCAGGGTACGTTTCTTAATTCGACGCGGGGACACGGGGAAGCGGGGACGAGTCAGCCGCGCTTGGAGCGCGGGTCGAGTTCAGCGCGGGAGCGCGTCGTTCCTGGTCCTGTAGCGGCGGTCTGTGACCGTCGGACGGTATCAGCAGAACCGCCTGCCAGGTGGGAAGTCTACCGACGCTCATAGAGCGCCGCTACAGGCAGGAGCACGAAACGCCTCGCGCAGTCCGGCGGCTGCCGGACGGCTACAGGAGTAGCGAGACAGTCATCCGGTAAATCCGAGTGATCCGTGGTCTTGCGGATCGTTCAAAAAGTCCGCGCGGTGCGCGGCAAATCGACATGGGACAAAATTATTTCGATCAATTCGACACGATACCGGCGGAGCCAATCGCTGGGGAGGCCGAGGCTCCTGGCCTGCCTGCCTGGGGTACGGCCGAGCCGTGGACATTTCTGGATTGGGAAAAGTCGGCTCAGCAGGAGCTTCGCCCTCCCGGTGTGACTGAGGTCGCGCCACCCAGCGAACTGCCGGCCCTGCCTGCCAAATCGGGAGTGAACTTCTTCGATCAATTCGATGCTCCACCGCCCCGACTCCCTCTCCCGGACTGGATGACGAATCCCGCGCCGGCGAGCTGGGGAGACGCGATGCAGATCCTTGGGATCGGTAGTGCGCAAAATGATGTGCAGCCCGCCTCGGGCGGGCCGGCCAGTGGGATCGCCAGCGTCAGGCTGGCGCCACCTCCCTCTCCGGCGATTCCTCCGGCAAGCCCTCCGCCAGCACCCAGGGTGCTCGATTCCCGGCTCATTCTGGGGATGAAGAATGCGTTCGGCGGGAATTACGATCAGACCCGGCAGTGGTTCGCCGATAATGGCTATGGCAATCTCCTGCAGTCGAACTCGCCGTCGCAGCCATCGATGTTCGACCGCTATTGGTCGATGCTCGACGAATACGACCGGGACAAGCAGCAGGCGGACGATGCTCGGAAGGTGGGATTCGGAGAAGCTTTTGCTCGAGAGGGCTTGCGGGGGCTGGCGGGGATTACAGAATACGAGAATCGGCTGCTGTCGCCGGCCTATTGGGGCCTCGATGCGACGAGCCGGGCGCTTACCGGATATGATCCAAACTTAAGCGCCATTCCCGATGCCGAAGCGGAACAGCGGAACTCGCTGGCAATTCAGCCATACGAGGAGCTTACGATTCCGGGGCAGATCGGGGCAGGATTCGGCGGGGCTCTGCCTATGGTCATGACGGCGCCGATAGCTGGAGCGGCCCTGCCGGAGGAGGCTCTTACCACCGCGCCAGACGTCGCTCCGACATTGTGGAATACGACGAAGGCAGTGGCCGCACGCATCCCTCGCGGAATCTCAGCCATGATGCCCGCGGCTGCGCTGGCAGCGCAGGACACCGCAGACCAGGGCGGCTCCACAGCAGACCAGCTCAAGGCCGCATCTCTCACCGTGGCAATGGGCGCCGTGCCGATGCTGGCGGAGTCTGGCGCATCCAGCCTGCCATTGCGCATCGCCGAGCGCGGAGCGAAGTCCGGGGCGCTGGCAATACCTGCCAGCGCTTTGATCAGCAATCTCCAGAATCCCAGTCGCAGGACGACGGCGGGATTTACGGCGGACGACGTCATCTCGGCCATTCCACAGATAATTACGGGCGCTCTGACTGGTGGGAGAGAGCTGCCATTTCGCGGGACAGTCGGAGGGAGGCCATCGGTGGTGAATCCGGCTTTGCGTAATACGAACGCCTCCGCAGCAGGCGACGCATTCCTCGACCGCATGCGAGCGGCACTGGATCGGGATGCTGCGCGGAGGGCGAACAATGTTACGCCGCCGGGGGCGGAATCGTCGCCGGCAAATCCATATCGGAATGCCAATGGGAGTCTGAGGATACCTGAACGTGCTTCCAGTCGCACCGATCCGAATCTCGCGAGCTACGAGGCGAAAATGAAGCGGATTGCGGATGATGCTCAACTGGCAGACGCGGCTTATGATCGGGTGCCGGATACCTTCGGAGGGAAAGTCATTGGGACGGATCTCGCCCGGGAGCTTCTCGACGAATACGCAGCAGGCCGCGATGGCCGTATCAAATATGTGAACGCGACGGGCCGCGTGGCGCAGGCATATGCCAAGGATCGGCTCTGGCGCGAGATCACGCATCCGGGCGGACGCGATCTACTGACGTTTACCGCAGGCGGCGTGGCTGCTGGGAAATCCACTGCGCTCACAAAAGCAACGGTGGGCAACGCAGACCTCGTTTTTGATGGGACGCTGAGGGAGACGAAGTGGGCGATCGACACAATCGAGCTAGCGCGTGCCAACGGGTGGAAGGTGGAAATCTACTATGTCCAACGTCCGATGCCGCTCGTGATCCAGGGGGCAATCGATCGAGCCCAGCGTGAAGGCCGATGGGGAGCCATTGCTGATTTGCCGAAGATTCATCGCGCCGCTCAGGAGTCGATCCTCAAAATCGCCGATGCGTTGAAAAGCGACCCCGGCGTGCAGATCCAATATTGGCTCAACGCTGGCACGCCCGAATATCCCATGCCGGCAAAAGCAATCGATCGGGCGGAAATTGACCCCGAGGGAGAATATTCTTATGCTGAAATTACCGATGACCAAGGACGAGCAAATCGAACTTCGACGCCAAAGAATGCGCAGCGCGTTCAGCGAGGCTTTCCTGCATATTGGCAAGGAGAAGTCGAGCGAGCCGTCGAAAGTGAGCGGGTGGAATCACCAGAAGCAGGACAAGCTTACCCAGGAAGCTTTTCTGCATATTGGCAAAGAGAAGTCGAGCAAGCCTTCCGGCGAGCCGTCGAAAGCGGAAAGTACGATCCGGAAATCCTCGCCGGCCTCGCGCAAGGAAGTCCGGAATTAGAATCCATCCTGCACAGTGCGCGGGAAGTGCCCGGCGGATTGGACCGCATGCGGGCGGCGCTGGATGCGGATGCTGCGCGGGAGGAGAAAAGCGTCCATGCATCGGGAGCTGGGTCGTCCTCCTCGGATGATGGTATAGCCTCTGGCACAGCAATCGGAGATCTGGTACATTTCGAGCCGATTCCAAGCCATGAGCTCCCACTCGCAGAAGCCCTCCGAATCGAAGCCCTTGCGAGGGCTGTTCGAAAATCCAAAGAAAACTCCGGAAATGATCCGGCGGGCGAGCGAATCGTATTTCAAGCGAATCGGGCACTGGGAGATCGATTTCGAGGAGGACGTGGCGCCGCAGCCCTCCGATTCATCGAAGACTTCGGAAGACTGACTGGCACTCGCGTCGTCTTCGTCGACTCCAACGAAGGGACGCCGTTTTTTTCCGGAGCGGTGGATCCCCGTGATCCGAACGCCATCTTCATTCACGTTCGTGGGAAGCGCCCGATCGATGCGCTCCTCGGGCACGAGTGGGGGCATACTCTCCAGAGGCAGGATCCTGCACTCTACCGGAGCCTGCAGCGCATCGCCTTTCGATATACCGGCGATTGGCGCTTGCGCGCCCGCACGTTCCGAGCCGGCGCTACATACCGCACTCCCAAACAGTGGGGCGTGGAGCTCACGAACAATTACCTCGGCGACGCTTTCATGGACCCCGACTTCTGGCGGGAGGTTCATTCCCACGTCGATTCCTCCTTGTTCCATCGCGCCTATCGATCGGTGCTCGACTGGCTCGATGAGCTGATGGCGAAAGCACGAGCCGGTTTTGGAACTGCGGAATTTGCCACGAATCTCGCGGCGCTTCGGCGGGAGTTTGCGAAGATGGTCGCCGAAGCCATACGGCGGAGTCCGTATCGCAACGGAGCGCTCCTCTCGAGGCTCGATCTTGATCGCATGGCTGCGACGCTCGATGGCGATGCGGAAGTCCATTTTGCCCGCGTCGGACAAACTCTGCGCGAGGCCGATCGCACGATGGTCGAGGATGCGCCGGAGACACCGCTTCTCGACACCCGGGCGAGCAACGAGAAAATTGCCACGGAGGCGGCGAAAATCGTGAGTTCCTGGCCGGATACGATCAAGACCGCCGACGGCAGCACGATCAAGATGTTCGTCGCAGACCGCGGCTCGATGGCCGCAAGGGTGTTTCACCTGATTCGGGATGCGAATACGAAGGCAATTCATCTGACGAAAGCGGCCTGGCTCCCGCGCGTCGGCGAGACGCTCCGTAATGCACAGGTGCGATTGATCGATGCCCAAGAAGGCACACGAATTTATGTGCGGAAGTACAGGGGTGGGGTGAATCACGCCGTGGTGATACGACCAGACGGAACGGTCGAATCACAAAAGACATTTACCGGGAGTCTGACGACACAATTCCCGATCCAGAGTATATGGGATCCCCGAACTCGACAGAAATATATGGAGGTGGACTGGGTCCGCCCCGATATAACGAACTGAGGCTACGCCAGTACGCACCTCAGGCGACTCCCCGCGACTCGATGGTCACTGGCCCTAATCGCGGGGAATTCCGAAGCGATGATCACGCTTCGTGGGGCAAAATTCAAGCGAAAGCGAGTTCCCGGAACCATGGACAGGCGGGGTCTGACCAAATGAACTGAGACTACGCCAGTACGCACCTCAGGCGACTCCTCGCGACTCAATGGTTACTGGCCCTAATCGCGAGGAATTCCGCAGCTATGATCTCACTTTATGGGCGAAATTCAAGCGGAAGCGAGGGTGAGGTACGACGTCGACCATAATGGTCAGAGGCTACGCCAGCACGCACCCCAGCCGACTCCCCGCGGCTGAACGGTCACTGGCCCTCGCCGCAGGGCATTCCACGGCCATGATCGCCTTTCGTGGGCGAAATTCAAGCGGATGTGAGTTCCCGGAAGCGGGACAGGCGAAGTCTGAGCGAAAGAACTGAGACTACGCCAGTACGCACCTCAGGCGACTCCCCGCGACTCAATGGTTACTGGCCCTAATCGCAGGGCATTCCACGGCCATGATCGCCTTTCGTGAACGAAATTCAAGCGGATGTGAGGGTGAGGTACCGCTATGCCGCGCCGTTTCGAGTCGACGGAAGGACGTTTCTCGTGAAGCTCATGGCCCAGCAATATGCCGGCGACGGGCATAAGTACTACGACCACCGCCTCACAAGAATAAAGGAGCTGACCGGGGAGCAGGAGCCCCCCGGCCAGAGAGCGGGCCCGTTCGCTCCCCGTCTCCGGGGCGACCTCAAAACAGCCCATGGGATAACCGTAAGGGAACTCCTACAGGGAGTCAAGATGAGCGACATCTCATCGACCCTGCCTCTGGTCGATCCAAATTGGGGCGATGACCATGCACGGCAGGTAAGCGATCCATTCATGGACCGCATGCGAGTGGCTCTGGATGGGGATGCAAAACTGCGAGGCGTCGAAGCGCCAGTAACCAGATCGGGTCGCGAACCGGAAACGTCATATTATCGAAATAGGAATGGCGAAATCATATTAGTAAAAATTGAGCCGATGCAAATTCAAAAGAAATTCAAACATTCCATCGACTTCGGCATTCCGGAGAGCTACAATACCGATAGCTCGAAAGCTTTAGCTAAAATAATATCCCGGCATATTTCTGATCCACATAACCAAATAATTGAAGGCACATATCGCGGGGTGCCTGTTGTGCATATTTTTGACCGACGAACAGGCATTGACGTTATTGTTGATACAAATGGAAAATTTGTCTCCGGGTGGAAATTGAATAAAAGTCAATTGCAAAATCTCCTCGCTCGAGGGGCTCTATAACTAAATAAATGGATATTTCGTATTATCTCTCTTTAATTAGAGGCTTCATTGAAGGGGCGATCTCCATGTCGGAGTTCGAAAGTGATTATTTACGCACCTTTCTTGCGGATGATCGAGTTCTTCCGCGGGACATTTATCATATCCTTCATAAGCTATTTACCGATGTTGATGCATATTGCCAGGATGTTTCAATTCGAGGACCTGGAGATCTTGATGAAGCGGGTCTTTTAGCCTCGGCCCGTTCGGCTTATTCAGTATTGGCGAAAATTACGAAGGCGGCATGAGGCAGCTTCGAGGTGCAGCTCTGCTGATATGCCGTGGAAACTCGTCCCGAAGGCCGACTTTGTCGGGGTTAGCCGCGACAAGGTCGCTTGTTAAAACTGCCGGGGCGCAGTGCACGGCTAGACCACCGCCTCACGGAGATAAAAGAACTGACCGGAGGGCATAAGCCCCCCGTCCATGGAGGGACTGGCTCGCTCCCTGTCTCCAGGGCGACCCCACAGTCCCGCATGAATATCCGAGATTTGCTGCGCGACGTCAAAATGGGCGACCTCTCATCGACGCTAAGCGCTTTGTTGCGCGACAAGACGGTCAATGAAATCGCTATATTCGTCCCTCGTCGGAAGCTCCAAATCCACTTTCAAGCCCTTTCGGAGGGCGGCTTCCATCCTGCTGGTGACAGGGTTGAATCCTTCTCTTTCCAAAGGTTCCCAATAAACGCCAATGCCTCGCTTCTGCCAATTTGGAAGATGGTCGAAAGCGACTCCGTACTCGCGAAAAAGAAGCGCGTTCTTATCTGCGATCGACATGCCTTCCAGCTGCGCGGTTGCATTCTTAACGCTCAAGCCGCTATCCCGCAGCTTCCAGTAACAGTGCGCATTGAGAGCGTTTCGATTTGCGTCCTCTTGCCGCCACCGAAAATAATCGACGACCTTTTTAGCCGAAGGGAGCTGGGAAATCCGGCAGTCGAACGCGGCTATATCTCCGAGGCAGAGCGAAAATCTTGCGCTGGCCTCTCCGGCGAGGATGGAATTCAGCTTGCGAGTCTTTCGCGCGAATGAATTTTCCTGCGGGTGGAAGAGCAGGGAAATTTCATCGCTCTGGGTGTATCCGTACAAAACGTTGAACCCGCAGTTCATCAGATGCTTGACCGTCTCGACCATGAGATCCCGGAATCTTTCGTCGAAGGGCGCGGTGAATCGATGCACCTCCTTCGTCAAACGGGTGAAAGAGCGTCCGTCAATACGAGCCGCCATATAAATACCGGGAGGCACGCAAAGATCATCGCCGGTTTCGAACACACGCATCGCGGCGTCGAGATCATCAAACTTCATGTTTCCAAGCCTCCACGGCAAATTCGTGATGCCCGATCATTTTTACGTAATACAACTCGTCAAATCCCTCTTCCAGTATTGGTAGATTCAGCCTGGATGCGGTTCCCTTAATGGCGAGATCGGGAACCTTCGCTGGTCCTTCCCGCCGCGAGTTTCGGGCCAGCGCGTCCCGGATCTTTGATTGAAAATAATAACCGGCGATCCGATAGCCTTTCCCTTCCAAAAATCGAAAGTACCTTCGCCGATCGGCAACGGAGGGATTGGTATTATCAATGACGAAAGACTTTCCGGCGTCGATACAAGCCCTGATCAAGAGACTTTCCCTATGGCGCGTCCGTAACGTGTCCAGATTGATACGAACATGGGTGTCCGCGAATTGATGCGCGTAGAAGATCGATTTTCCGACGGCCTGAATGCCGATAAAGATGATGGCGGAAGGCTTTACGGATTCGCTCAACCCTGTGCAGCACCCTTGGTTCGTTTCAGTGGGAATGTCCCTTTTGGAGCATGGATCAAGCCACATGGGTGGTGGACTGTTGGCGTTTGATCCTGCGGTTTTCGGATGTGGTTTCAAGCTCCTTCTCGGGGCGACGACGATGACTGGTATCCGAGGTCACCCTTGTAAGGTTTGAGCCGCGACAGGGTCGCTCCCGCAAGGTCCTTGTCCCCAAAGCATCTTGCAGGGATGCAACGTTCACATATCCGAGAGGCGTGAAAGTTTGCGGGCTAGATCCGCTCCAACCGGGTGAGCACCGCATTGCTCACAGAGGAGTGAATGGCCTCTGGAAAGCCGGAGGGAAGCTGATTTCCGACAGTCTCGATGGCGGCTTTTGCGCTGGCGGCGACTTCAGCCAGGACGTCGCCTGCCAGCGAGGAGGGCAGACCGGCGCGCACCGCAGTTTGAATGAAATGGCGCCCGTAAATGCGGTCTATCGTGTAGTGCCGATTGTCGCCTGCGAACATCGCCATCTTCATCTGCTTCTTATGAATCTGGTGTTTGTCGAGGCTCGGCTGGGCCGAGAGCACATCGTAAAACGGCGTAAGCTGAAACGCCCCCTGCCGCTTCAGAAAAATGCTGAAGTTCTTGGCATGTCCGTCGGTTGCGCCGATCAACCAAAACAAAACCTGTGCCTTGAGAAATGCACGCTGATCTTCTGCCGGACAATCGCTTCCTTTCAATAGATTGAGAATATCAGCCATTCCGGGGCCGCCATCGTTTTGATATTTGCGCGTGGGAGGAATCGAAAGCGCCTGACAAAAATCCTCTTGAGGCAACCTCAACAGTCGCCCATCCGAACTCCAGTGTCGGTCGAAGCGTTTTACGACGAGCGCTTTTGCTTTGCCGAAGGACATCATTCGAGTCTCGTTTACGGGCAATCCGAAGGTGGCCAGAAGTTTCAGGCAGTAATATTCGTTTTCGATGCTGTCCGAGAGATCGATGCCGTTCGGCAATGTTCCCATCGGCGTCTTGAGAATATGGGTGGTGGGCGTCGTCCCCAGAGGTTTCAGCCAACGTCCGTCGTAGTGGAGCAGGGCCGTCTTTTCCTGAGCCCCGGCAACGGAAATGCGAAACGCATCATCTTCTCCCAAGCCCAGAGGTGCCTGGGCCAGGCACCTCAAGAGCTTATCGATCTCATCGTCGCCAATCGGTGCTCCCTCGATGCGCGACGTGTCGTATTCCGAATGGTCGTCATCGGGAACAAACTGCAACGCTCCAACGCAGTCGCGGCCGATTTCGGATAAGAGGCTGTAGCCATCGGTGCCGGCAGCGCCGACTCTTTCGGCAACGCGAACGCGCAAATTTCCATCTGGCAAAAGATTGTCGAACACCGCGATCACGGGTTCGCCGCGATATATGTCCTCGCGCAGCGGCAGGGACAATGAGACGGGAATTTGCTCATCCCCCTCCAACCATGATGGTGAGTATTGAAATGAAATGGCCCCACCGGGATGCTTCGATAACTGTCCGACATGCTTATTATTGAGCAGGACGCGGAGCGGTACGTATCGGGAGCGGCGCGGCATTAGAGAAAGATTCGGCCAATAGTTTCGGAAGAGCTCTTCGACCGGGGAGCAACTTGAAATTCCAGGTCGAGAGCCGCCAATATGGAAAGCAATGTCTGCAGTCGAGTCGTCGAGCTTCCTGTCTCGACCAGGGATATGGTCTCCTGTCGCAGAGCCGCTTTCTCCGCGAGCATTCCCTGGGTCCAGCCGCGCTTTTTTCGGGCACGGCGGATCACATTCCCCAATTGGCGCGGATCGCGGACCAAGTCATTCATGTAAGCGGAATATGCGCCAGACCCGATAAAACGTCAATATCGGAAATAACACATAAATCGATTTTATGCAATTTAGCTCATAAAATAGGTTTATCGGGAATAACCGTTAAAGGCTTGTAAAACGTCAGCTGATCGCGCTCGCAGTGTGCCCTACCAATGGAGTGCAGCAGGCCTGCTGAACATTCCTGAACATCATTGAACAGTGCTCCACTAGAGGGCGGGACTCCCGAGCGGCTATCATCCGAGCCACATGGAAGGAGCAGGTTTTTTTAAATTCGACGCGGGGACACGGGGACACGGGGACACGGGGACACGGGGACACGGGGACACGGGGACACGGGGACACGGAGAGCGCGGGTCGAGTTCCGCGCGGGAGCGCGTTCCAAATGACGGGTAGGATCCCGCAGCCGCGGGACCGAAAGCGCCGCTACAGCCAGAAACACGAAACGCTTCGCTACAGGAATACGTCCCGCGGTCGCGGGACCACTCAACTTACAAACTTAACCCGGAGTTTTCACATGCCGTGAAAACCCGCCCGGAGGGCCGACTGTGTCGGGGTGAAACTTTCAAACTTACAAACCAAGCATGGCCAACCAATTCACACGGGGAACAACGTTCGGAACGCAGATCACGTCTGCGCAGGAATTCTATGATCTGATCGAGAAGGCGACGGCGAATCCGGACCTGATATCGAGTCAGTCGCAGGATGTGCCGGTGGGTGGCGACATGCTGCTCATGCTCCAGATCGCGAGCGGACTGCTGAAGAAGATCACGATCCAGTCGATCACGAGTCTCATCCTGCCGGTGGGTGTGGAGCTGCCGTATGGCGGGACGGCTGCGCCGGATGGTTGGGTGCTGGCCTACGGGCAGGCAATCAGCCGGGCGGCGTACGCGAGCTTGTTCAATCTCTACAATGCACAGGGGCTGCCGTACGGATCGGGCGACGGCTCGACGACCTTCAATGTGCCGGACTACCGGGGGCGTACGCCTTTCGGCAAGGATGACATGGGCGGCACGGCGGCCGGGCGGCTGTCGAATGCGCTCACGGGCGGCATCGACGGTCTCACGCTGGGAGCCACGGGCGGCGAGGCCGGCCATGCGCTCACGATCACGGAGCTGGCCGCGCACGGTCACGCGCTGGGAGGTGCGGCGGTGACGGCGCTCACCTGCAATGGCTCGACCGCCGGCGGTGGCAGCGGCTCGCGACTTTCCTCCGTCTCGCTCTCGAACGGCGGAAACTACTCGAACAACGACAGCCCAAGCGGAATCAATGCGAATAGCGCGAACACGGGCAGCGGAAACGCACACAACAACCTGCCGCCTGGAATCGTGCGGAACTGGATTGTGAAGGTCTGATGTGGAGATCGGGAATGTGGAAATCAGGAACATGGGAAGACGGCAGGGGGGCGCTGAAGTCGAGGAATCCAAGTCCTGAGCGCAGATGGAGGAGGATGGGGAATCTGGAACTCAGGAAAGCCGGAAAGGGCAAATGACGCTGCGGCGCGCGGGCACAAGCAACATGGGAAAAAGTTATTTCGATCAATTCGATACAGTACCGACGGAGCCAATTGCTGGGGAGGGCGAGGCTCCTGCCGAGCCGTGGACATTCCTGGATTGGGAAAAATCGGCTCAGCAGGAGCCTCGCCCTACCGGTGGGACTGAGGTCGCACCGCTTGGCGACCTATCCGCAAGGCCTGCCAAATCGACGGGGAACTTCTTCGATCAATTCAATGTGCCTCCGGCTGTCTCCTCATTGCCCGACTGGATGAGAAATCCCGCACCGGCGAGTTGGCGAGACGTGACGCAGCTTATCGGGATCGCGCCCTCTGGAGGGAACGTTGCGCCACCTACGGGAGGGAGTTCGAACAGAGTGCCGATGGAGATTCCCTTCGACGGTGGCGGCTTTGATTCCTTCGGCGCCCCGGCGAGCTCCATTTCACCGGCGGCTATGCCACAGCAGAGTTTGCCTCGGGCAGCGGATCCTTCGACGCCGCCCCTGGTGCCCACGCCGCAGCCGTATTCCGGGCCGGCCATGCAATGGAGCCCAGCGAAACGGAATGTGGGTCGCTCCCAAGCTATGGCCAATCCACCTTTACCGAGTTCACTGCCTGCTCCAGCTCCGCTGCCGACTCCGGAAGGGCCCGACGACGCATATAAAGCTCAGGTGGCCGGAAACTTCGGTGTAATGAAGCTGCTCCAGGCAAATAATGCCTATGTTAGAGCCTGTTTGAAAAGTGCGGGAGGCCGCGCGAAGGCAGGGGGGGCCGGATGGCAAGGCGAGCCGAGCGCGCATCCCCCGTAGGGCTGTAAGGGAGGCTCAACGCCGCCAGATGGCCCTCCCTACCTTCGCCCGTAAGGGTTTGAACACCATTTTACATCACTCTTATCCCCTTCCATTTCCAACGCGGCCTTCCGGAGTTTTCAAACAGGCTCTTAGAGCTTGGTCCGGGGCATATCACATCGATCCCGATCTTGTGCGAGCTGTAATCTTGCACGAATCGAGGGGATTTGGCGTGAACGGGGAATGGCTCGAGGCGTTGGGTTCTTATGCTTCGTCCATGATTAATAAAAATAGAGGGAGTTTTGGATACGCGCAGCTTGGCCCAATTCCCCGGCAGACTGCAGACCTCACGATTCCTCTGGCTCGCACAATGCCGGGCTCGATCAAAGGGGCTGCGATATGGCTTGCTCATTCAAGAGACGAGTTGATAAATAGGTACGGGGTGCAAAACCCGACTCCTGCGCAGATAGCCAGCCAATATAATTCCGAAGCCCAGAAGGGGGATGTTGGCAGTTACGGAAAGGAAGTTGACTGGACCTACAGGCAAATCAAGAGCGGCCAATTGGGAGGATCGGAATAAGACCAGAAAAGTATGGATTCGATTTCTTCAAATGCTCGATCGGAAAGAGCGAGACGGTTATTTATTCCTGCCGCGCTCGGAATCTCATTTCTAATACTTGCATTGCTGGGGAGTGGCATATTCGCATTCAATGCTCTCAAGATATTGGACTTTAGAGAGCAAAGGGAATGCAATAAGCCAATCGGACCCTCGGAGGCTGTGGCGAGAGCTGGATATAATCTAGGACTCCCATCTGGAGCGCGAGATGTCCGCTTTCGTCTAAGGACGCAAACTCAGAATACGGATTTATTCATGTCCTACGCGGCATCTCCGGATGACATCCGGACTGCTATGGAAAAGGAGTTCTCTTTTTATCGTCCCGCTGGAGATCATGGAGAGCACGTCGAATGGGGGCGTTCGCAGATCGAAAGGAAGCAATTTTCTTTATCCATGTTAGTAATGGCTCCGCTCTGGTGGACGCCATTTTTTATTAAGCATGGATATTACGCTCGCGCCAGCGACGGAATAAACGAGGCCTGCTACTGGGTGGATACGGATCGGTCGATCGTGTTCTACTATGGGCACGCGGATTGAGGCCCGTTGCCAGAGTAAGGACATTTCGAGCGAAGCGAGAAAGCACGGAATGCGCTGGCGATAACGCGGAAATTAATCAGCCGACCAGGAGGGCGAGCCTGGGTGAGGACTTCGAACAAGAGAAAGAGCACGAATTCGCGAAGCTCGACTGCACCAGGGAGAAACCACGGATGGCGCGGATGAATCGGATAGGGCAAGCCATCCGGTAAATCCGAACCATCCGAGGTCGAACTTCCCGCCTGCATCCCTGAACATCATTGAACAGCGCTCCACTAGAGAACGGAGGGGCTGATCGATAGGATTGGGCAGTATGGAAGACGATGGGCCTTTTTCAATTCGACGCGGATTCGAGCAAAGCGAGAAGTCCTGGGATGCGTGGGGGACATTCGAGCAAAGCGAGAAGTCCTGGGATGCGTGGCCGCCCGGTAGCGCGGGGGAGTGGCATCGGCACCCATCTTAACCCGTAAATTTGCTGCAAAATTTACGTCCCGGAAACGCCCTTGGCGCCAAGGGCATTCCGGGAGCGACTTTGTCGCGGTTAACCCCGACAGAGTCGGCCCACGCCCGTAGCAGCTTCGCGGCAGTCCCGCAAACGCGGGACGGCCGGGCCTTCGGGCGGATTTTCACGGGAAGTGAAATCCGGGTTAACACTTACAAACTTAAAACTTTCATCACATGACCCTAATCGAACTATCCAATCTGGTGTGCCTGAAGGTGCATCGTAATGACGACGCGAGCATTGCGGAGGCGAAGGCTTATCTGCGCGCTCGCTACGAGATGATCTGGAACTCGTACCTCTGGCGCGACACGCTCTGCGAGGTGCTCATCCCGGCGAACGATGTGGACCAGGTAATGATCCTGCCGGGCATCGTGGATCGCGTGGTGAATGTGCTGTGGGACGCCCGGCCGCTGGCCGTGGAGTCGCTGCAGATCGTCTATCGGGCAGAGCCGATGCGGATCAATGCGCCGGGTGATCCCGGGAAATTTGCGATCCTCGCGCCATCCGGGGTCTCGGTCTCGCCGGATGATTCGCAGCTCCGCTTCACGGCGGACAGCGAGAATGCCTTTGGCAAAGTGAGCGTGCGCGGGCTGCGCGGGACGGAGGAGCTGAGCGAGACAGTCGCGCTCAATGGCATGGGATACGTCTTCACGGCGAACTCCTACACCGACGTCCTGTCGCTCTCGAAGGACTCGACCGATTACGCGCTGCACGTGACCGATGTGGCGGAGAATCCGCTGCTCGACCTTGATGCGGCGGAGACCTCGCGGGCATTCCAGCGCATCTCGCTCATCTCGCAGCCCGTCTCGACCGACAAAACGGTGAGCGTGCTGGCCAAGCGCCGGGTGAGGCCGCTCATCAATGACAGCGACGCGACGGAGCTCTCCGGCATCGACAACGCGCTGCTCGCTCTCGGAATCGCCGACATGCTGGAGGGTCAGCGCCAATACGCCAAGGCCCAGGCCAAGATGCAGGAAGCCAGCTCGCTCGTGGACCAGATGACGTGCCTCGAGCGCGAGCAGAGCGCCAGCGTCCTGCGCATCGTGCCCAGCGTGGAGTGCTACGACTGGAAGTGAGTTCTTAGAATTCGAAGCGGTTTCGAAGTTCAGAAATTTCGGGGTTTTGAAGTTCCCACGTGCAGGGACGTGGATTCGAGCAAGAGGAAGAGCACCACGCCACAGGCGGGCACGGCGAGTACGAGAACGAGCTTGGACTCGCGCAGCTCGACCGCACCAGAGAGAAACCACGGATGGCACGGATGAATCGGATGTCTCGTCGGGAAAGGTTCTACCGACGCTCATAGAGCGCCGCTACAGGCAGAAGCACGGAACACTTCGCACAGCAGAGCGGCTACAGGAGTAGCGAGACAGTTATCCGGTAAATCCGAGCAATCCGTGGTCTTGCGGATCGTTCAAAAAGCCCGCGCGGTGCGCGGCAAATCAACATGGGGCAGAATTATTTCGATCAATTTGACACGATACCGACGGAGCCATTTGCTGGGGAGGGCGAGACTCCCTGCCTGCCTGCCTATGGCACGGCCGAGCCGTGGACACTTCTGGATTGGGAAAAGTCGGCTCAGCAGGAGCTTCGCCCTCCCGGGGTGACGAAGGTCGCGCCGACAGGCGGGCTCCCCGCGCTGTCTGCTCAATCGGCGGGGAATTATTTTGATCAATTCGACGGGGACGCGGTGCTTGCGCCGCCTGGAGAGGGCAACTTCTTCGATCAGTTTGACACCTTGCCGGCGATGCGGCTCATGCCGCCGCCGGGAGTGACCGAGGTCTCTCCCTTGAGCGGGCTGACGAAAGGGATCGCAGACAGGATGCCCACGCCACTTGCTCCGCCGGAGCCGCTCCCTCTGCCGGATTGGATGACGAATCCCGCGCCGGCAAGCTGGGGAGACGCGATGCAGGTCATCGGGATCGGGATGCCGCAAGACAACAGCGCACAGGCTCCACCGCAATCGATGCTGGCAAACCGCAGCCCCGCGCCGCTTCAGGCTCCGGCATCCCCATCGTGGGACGTGCCGGTCGTAGCCGGAGCGGCTGCGAGCCCTCTGCGCGAGAGCGGCTATTTCGATTCGATCGACGCGGCGCCGCCTTACAGCGCCTCGGGGCAAACGCCCTCGCCATACAACCCTTTGTTCTTGGCCGATGCCGTTGCTCCCATGCCTATCTCGGCAGCCGGATCGTCCGATACGTTCGGCGGGATGGACATGTCCGGAAGGCTGTCGAATCTCGCAAACGGACGCGTCACAGGCGCTCTCGCGCGAGGTGGAAGGTCGCCGAGCCTTGGCGATGAGCGACCCGGTTACGGCGAGTCCCCAGGCATCGACATCTGGAACCCTCCACCGGGAGGCTACAGCTTGTACACGCTCCGACCGAACCAGCCGCCTTCATACGGGATCGTCAGAGGAAAAGTGGTGGGCACCACCTTTTCCGGCCCGCATGACATTGATCCGGATACAGGAAAACCGAACACATCCGCATACACCAACAAAACAGTCGACCCGAACGCCCTCGGAATTTCCCTGCCATATGGCTTTCCCAGCTCGCTGGGCAAGCTCCCGGGAATCCTTTTCAGAATCACCAGCCTTTCCACTGGCAAATCGGTCGTCGCTCCGATAATCGACAAAGGTCCTCATGATACCAAGAGCCCATTCTGGAGGGAGAGTCCGCCGCCGAATGGAGTGTATGTTTCTCAAACACCGAATCATTCGAGGCTGGATATGACACCCGCCACGGCCAGGGCCATGGGGCTGCGGGTGAGCGAGTCGCTGAGCGAGGGGCCGATGCTCAACACTCCCAATAAGGACGAAGTATTTTACATCGAACAGGTTTATCCACTATTCAATGACCCATATGCGACTCGCATTGATAGCCCTGCTGTGCATGCTGTCCAGAGCCGGCCTCGCCGGAGGCATTGAAACGACCGGCCTGCAAATCGATAAAGACGCTTGCCGGAATATATATAAGTTCGCGATGAACTCCAAGAATGGGACTCAAGGCGTCGAACTGGAAATGAACATGTCGCTGGATACACGGCCACACCATCCATTCGATGTGCGAGCCAATGCTGAAAAGACAATTGTGTGCTTCACGGAGAGTCCATCCCGCAATACATACAATATTGTATTAATTGAGCATAGGAAAGACGGGAGCGTGGTTGTCCTGCCGCACTTTGGCAAGCAGGTGGTCGAACTGTTGAATGAAAACCATGTGGCATTCCGAAATACCAAAGATTCATTTTATCTAAAGGCTGTGGAAGATTCGAAGCGGGGGACGGTGCTGGACATTCGTAGCCCAAAAAAGGAATTCTGGTTCGAGGCATTGGATGTGAAACTCCTCGTCCAGCGGGATGGAAAAATCACGATCGCGGGCATCGAGAGGCCAAACTAAAGTCGTCGCATATTGCCAAATTGGAGATAGCTTTTCGATGAAAATAGCCAAAGTGAGAATTGCATGGACCGCTCTTATGTTTCTGGTGGCCGAAGTTGCCGTTGGCGGCGGCATCGAGATGGTTGGTGGGCGATATGACGAGAATCATAATAAAAATATATATAATCTCGGGATCGATCTGTCTGATGATGAGCTGAAATTCGATCTCAAATTGAAGATGCTGCTGGATAGTCAGCCTAATTATCCGCTCGGCGTGAAATTCAATGCCGACAAAACAATTGTGGGTTTCACGGGGAGTCCGTGCCGCAATACATATAATATCGTATTGATCGAGCTTCGTGAGGACGGGAGCCTGGTTGTTTTTCCGCACTTTACCGAGCAGGTGATCCAACTTTTGAAGGATAATCATGTGGCGTTCGAAAATCCCGCTTACGCATTTTATCTTAAAGCAATGGAAGATTCGAAGGGGGGAACGGTATTGGATATCCGCAGCTTCGGGGAAGAGCGCTATTTTAAACCACTGAATTTGAAACTCGTTATTCGTCGGGATGGAAAAATGACGATCGCGAGTATCGAAAGGCCGAAGTAAACCGGTCGGCTTGCTGGTAAGCGTCGCTAACTCGAAAATTCGAAAAAATGGGGAGGCGAGCCTCCTGGCG